CGGGCTCTCGTGGCAGCCGATTGCGCTGACGCCCGCCGAAATGGACTTCGGCCGCGCGCGGGAGGCCGCGGCGCGCGAGGTGGCCCTGGCCTTCGGTGTTCCACCGATGCTTCTCGGGCTGCCGGGTGATGCCACCTATGCCAACTATGGCCAGGCCAATGTCGCCCTGTGGCGGCTGACGGTCCTGCCGCTCCTTCTGAAGATTCTCGATGGGTTTTCCGGCCATCTGAAACGCTTCTGGCCGGATCTGAGGCTCGAGCCGGACCTTGATGCCATCCCTGCGCTGTGGAGCGACCGGGAAGCGCTGTGGCGGCATGTGGCGGCGGCGGATTTCCTGACCGTGGACGAGAAGCGGGCGCTCCTTGGCTGGGCGCCGATGGGTGCGGGCGGGGAGGCAGCGGCATGAACGCAATGGCGCGGATTTCCGGCTATGTGAGCCGGTTCGATACCCCCGACCGTTCGGGCGACGTGGTGCGTCGCGGGGCGTTCCTGGGGCTGCCGGCGGACCTTCCGCTGCTGTGGCAGCATGAGGTCGGCCGGCCGATCGGGCGGGTCCTGTCGCTGACCGAGGATGCCAAGGGCCTCTGGATGGAGGCGGCGATCAGCACCGGGTGCCGCGACGGGGTTGATGCCCTGGCGCTGCTGTCGAGCGGCGCGGTCTCGGGCCTGTCTTTTGGATATCGGGCGCGCGACGTGCGGCCACGGCCGGGCGGTGGGCGCGAACTTCTGAGGGTCGAATTGCTCGAATGTTCGGTGGTGACGCTGCCGATGCATCGCGACGCCCGGGTTACGGCGGTCGCAGCCGGCTGAGGCCGGACCCTGCTGGCGAAGGGCGGGATGGGCCCGCCTCGACGCCCGTGTCTCATGGGAAAGGACGATCATGGAGTATGAAATGAAGGCTGTCGGCCCGGAGTCTCACCCGGAACCGGCGGTGGTGACCTCGGACATCGATGGCACGGCGGTTTCGCGCATGGCCGCGGAGGTCGACTCGCTGAAGTCGGAGCTCGACCTTCTGCGGCGGCATGTGGCCGGGCGCGGACGTCCGCAGCTTCTCGGCGGGGCGGGCGAGGCGCGGGAAACGCGGGCCTTCGCCGACCGGTTCCTGCGCAAGGGGCTGGAGACGGGCTTCGAGCTGAAGCGCTTCCAGGCATCGGTGGGTGCGGACGGTGGCGTTGCCATCCCCCGCGAGATCGACCAGATCATCGAGACGACCCTGAGGTCGGTATCGCCCATCCGCGCTGTGGCCAATGTGGTGCAGGTGGGAAGCAGCGGCTATCGGAAACTGGTTGCCACCGGCGGCTTTGCGAGCGGCTGGGTTGCGGAGAATGGCGGGCGCCCGGAAACCGGCACGCCGAGCTTTGCCGAGGTCGCGATCCCGTCTGGCGAGGTCTATGCCAATCCCGCCGCCTCGCAGGCGATGCTCGATGATGCGATGTTCGACGTCGAGGGGTGGCTTGCGCGCGAGGTTGCGATCGAGTTCGCCCGGGCGGAGGGCGTGGCTTTCGTGACCGGTACGGGCGTTGACCAGCCCAAGGGGTTCCTGACCTATCCGGTTGCAACCGCGCCCGACGCCACGCGGCCGTTCGGAACGGTGCAGATCGTGCCGTCGGGTGCCGCGGGTGCCTTTCCGGCGGCCAATCCTGCCGACCGGCTGGTCGATCTCGTGCATGCGCTGCGCTCGCCCTATCGGCAGGGCGCTTCCTGGGTGATGAACTCAGCGACGCTTTCGGTCATCCGGAAGTTCAAGGATTCGACCGGGTCCTTCATCTGGCAGCCGGCGCTTGCCTCGGACCAGCCGGCGACCCTGCTTGGCTATCCGGTCATCGAGGCGGATGCGATGCCGGACATTGCGGCCAACTCGCTCTCGATCGCGTTCGGACAGTTTGTGAGTGCCTATACAATCGCCGACCGTGGCGAGACGGCGGTCCTGAGGGACCCGTACACGAACAAGCCGTTCGTCCATTTCTATGCGACGCGCCGCGTTGGCGGAGCGCTGGTCAATTCGGAGGCGATCAAGCTGATGCGCTTCTCGGCCTCCTGATCCTGGGCTCACCGTTCGCCTGTTCCTTTCGGAGGGGCCGCCGGTGTCGCCGGTGGCCCCCCTCCCCTTCGCAAGGAGGCCTTGATGGCTGTCCTGTCCGCAACTGTAGAGGCCGACGGCTGGACGCTGGCCGTGACCGGCACCTGGCCGGCATCCGCCTGGTCCGACTTTGTGATGGACAAGGATGGCGCGCGGCGGGTGCAGCTGCTGGTAAGCGGCCCCGGCTTCGACCGGGTGTCGGGGACGGCTGTGGCGGCCGTGCGGACGCGGGAGACACTGTGCCACCGGGTGCGGCCGGCGCCCTTTGGCGACTGGCGAACGGTGCCGGGCGGACCGATCGGTCAGCCGCAGCCCTCCGGCGCCTTCACGCCCTGGCCCGGGAGCGGACCGACCAACCGGCCGCTTTCCGAGGTTCTGAACGGGGACGGGACCCGGACGGTCCGGCTGATGATCCACAAGCCCGTGGGGCCTGGCGAGACGGTCGTCGTGCGGTTTCTTGCCGGGTGGCGTGGCGGCGAGCCGGCGCAGGAGCTTCCTGCCCTCAATCTTTCGGAGGTTCCGATTGCGCTTCCCTCGGCGCGCTGGATCACGGTTCCCTATGAGGCGGTTCGCGGGTCTCCGGCGACGCCGGCAACGGCGGTTCCGGTCGACCTTCTCGCGGCCCATATCCTCCCCGAGGGGATGTCGGCGGTCGCTGGAGTGAGGGTGTGTGCGACCGACGGAGTTGAGAAACGCTTTTCCTGGCTCTCGGTCGGGACGTCGGGCCGCTATGGCGACTCCGTGCGCTGCTGGACGGGGATGGCGGACCTGTCTGGCCTGTCGGCCGGACTGGTTGCGATCCACTGGTCCGTCTTTCCCTGGACGGGGGTGGCGCGGCATTCCTCGGGCGGGGATCCCGCGGCGCTGGACGCATCGGCGCTGCATCCGGGTCCGGCCGCGGGTTCGGCCGGGATGGGTGCGAAGGCCGAGACGCCGCTGATGGTCGCCTTCGATCCGGTGGGTGCGCGCTATGGCTATTGGACCCAGGCGAGCTATGCGCCTGCGCCGTCCACCTATTTCGCGCATGTGTGCGTGGCGGTTGACCCGGTCAACGGTTCGACGACGGCACCGGCGGACCGGACGGCGGCGGAGGCAATGTGCGGGTTCGGAGCGACGCCGGAGGCAGCGCGGGCGGCGGCGCTGGCCGCGACGCGGGCGGCGAACAGTTCGGTTGCTCTGACCGTTGTCCGTCGGCTCGCGCGGTCGATCCCCGCGGCCAACGGGGCACCTTCGATCGCCAACGCCGGGGATGGGGTGGTCCTGTTCTTCGTGGACGGGGTGCATGTGGCCGGGACGGCGAGCATTCCGACGGGCCAGGCGACCGGGGAGACCTGGCCCGTGCTGGAGGGCAATGGGCGGGGCGTGTGCACGGTGCGCGCGGCGCTCTCCGGGACGAACCGTCTGCAATATGGGGGCTGGGCGCATCTGCGCGGGCTCCGGATCGAGAGCGGCCCGACCGTCCTCTCGGTGACCCGGGCGTGGTTTCATGACTGCGAGATCGTGGACCAGGAGGGCCAGTCGCCGTCGACCGTCTACAACAGTGGTGCCCCTCCGCCTGGGGACGTGAAGCTGTTCCACACCAGCTGCCGGCATGACATGGCGAGCTTCAGCTTCGAGCATGCAAGCAATGCCTGCGGGATCTGGCGCAGTGTCCAGTTCAGGAGGCAGCTTGCAGCACCAGCGATCGTCGGGTGCGCGAAATTCATCAACGGCTCCACCGGGACGCCGCTTGGACGCTATAATCTGGCGACGGGTTCGCCATCTGCCTGTTTCGAGGACGCGTTCTACTGGTACAATGACTGTCGCGGGGTGATCGGCGCCTCGAGTGCAACGGCCTTTTCCTTTCCGAGCTATACTGGTGCTGACGGGCGGATGAAGCTTGTTCGGCACTCTGTGGTGAACAATATTTTCGAGCGGTCTGGCGGCGTGGATGCGCCGTTCTGGAAGGTGGGCGAGAACAATGCGGTGCCGGTCGACGGGATCGCGCTTGTCATCGAGGGCAACACGGCGGTCGGCGACCGGGCGAACCATCTCTACAACGATCCCGCGATGGGAAGCGCCCAGGACACGTTCGAGAAGTTCAACAGCTATTCGCAGGTGCGGGTTGCCAACAACTATGTCTGTCGCTGGGCGGGCAAGCACGATGCCTTCTATGACAGCGGAACGGCTGCGCAGCGCGAGGCGGCTGGCCTGGGGCCCGATGACGGGCTCTCGAACATTGGGCGGCGGACTCGACACATACAGGGGTGGCAGTCGGTCTTCGGGCACCTGAACGAGGGCAATGCCGAGGCCAACCGGGTGCCCTGGGGTGCGGCTGGCTCCGGCTCCGGCTTCGAGGACCATGGCATCGGTGCGGCGCTCGCGCCCTTTGGTTTTTCGGACAGCCTGCTGAATACGGGATGGCCGATGTTTGCGGACGACCGGTCGGCGCTGGGGTCGGGCCTGGGGTTCGGGGATTATCGACCGCTTCCCGGAAGCCCGCTCCTCGGGCGGGCGCGGACGGCGCAGATCGATGCGGACGCGAGGGGCGCGCTGCGTGCGCCGGGTGCCTGGAGCATCGGCGCGATCGAGGGGGAAGCGGTGGCCGTGCCGGTCGGGCTGTCCCCGGCTTCCTGCGGTCATGCCCATGAGGCCTCCGCGGCAACGCTGTCGGCCTGGGATGTGCCCGTGGCGATCGGGCCCGAGACCGCCGTGCATGCGGTGACGGGGGAGGCTGTCGTGTCCGGGACGGGCATGCCCCCGGTGCCGGCGTCATCCCGGACGCTGCGGGTTGGCCGGGATGATCGGGTGGTTCGACCGGGCGGAGACTGAGCCCGGGTCGTGGATGACTGGCCCATTGGCTGGTCCGACAGTCGGACAGAAGGAGCCGTTTGATGTCGAAATGGGTTTCGAGTGCCGTTCTTGACGGCGCGCTTGCGGTTGTGTCGCAGGCGACGCGCATGGTGGCGCTGGGCGCGCAGCCGGCGGACTATGCCGAGGCGGTCGCCGGCAGCCTCGCCGAGGTGACACTGGCGCCGGGGGACTTTTCGGTCGGGCCTGGCGTGACGTCTGGGCGGCGGGTGGCGATCGCGGCCAAGTCCGGGGTGAGTGTGGCTGCTCCTGGAGTGGCGAGCCATGTGGCGCTGATCGACCCGGTTCTGGAGCGCCTGCTTTATGTGACCACCTGCCCGGCACAGGCGCTGCCTGCGGGCGGTACGGTCAATTTCGACAGCTGGGCGGTCGAGATCGGCGACCCGGTCTGAGGCCGGTCCGGGAGGAGAACAGCCAATGTTCCTCAAAGATCCCCAAGCGACGCTGGACTACCGGATCGACTGGTCCGGGCGGGCTGGAGCGGCCGCTGTTGTCGGCAGTGCCTGGTCGGTCGAGCCGTCCGGTGGGCTTACGCTTTCGGGCGCCGGGGTGGACGGCCCTGTCGCCTTCGTCTGGGTGGCTGGTGGTGCTCCGGGTGCCGTCTATCGCCTTATCAACACGGTCAATCTTTCGGACGGCGGTGTCGACGAGCGGATG